CAATGAGGAAGCTCACTTGTATCATTATGATGGTCAATTATGCACTTCAGTTACTGGTGTAATTGGAAGATATAAAGAACCATTCGATACTCAAATGATTGCGACTACTTACGCAGTAAGAAGAGGTCTTAGTGTGCTTGATGTTATAGCTGAGTGGGAAGAGAAGAAGATTGCCGCCTGTGATAAAGGAAGCCATGTCCATAAATACGCTGAATTAAAGTTTGCTTGTAAGCATTATCAAGTTGATTCCACAGAAATGTCAGAAATATTACACAAATGCTTTAATCTTATTGATGCTTTTTACAATGACTCTAAGGGTAAGTTAATTCCTATACGTTCTGAGCTTGTAATAGGTGATAAACAACGTAGATTGTGCGGAATGATAGATCAGTTATTCTATAATGTCAAGGCTAAGGAGTTTCAGATATGGGATTACAAGACTAACAAAGCTATAACAACGAAGAATGATTACAAGAAGCGAATGCTTAATGAATTGTGGCACTTAGATGAATGTGAGTTTAACACATACTCTTTACAATTAGGTCTTTATAAGAAAATTATTGAGGAGAATACCAATATTAAGATTGGAAGTTCATATATTTGTTGGGTGAACGAGGTAAATGACACGTATAAGCCAATGAAAGTAGCGAATATGGACAGCGAAATAAATAAAATCTGGTCCGCATTAGCTGCATGAGTACCTCGTCTAAATACTCAAGTAATAAGTTAAGAGAAGTCATTGAGAATGACACACCTCATTTTATCACTAAGTCATTTATAACAGCAGCATTCGATTACGATCACTATATTACAGAATATCATCTGTATTGGTATAATGCAAACAAGGGAGTATTCGAAGATATGCACTGCTATCAGCAGATGTCATTCAAGCAATTAAATAACAAAGAAAAGAAATACTTTAAGTCAATAGAAGATCAATACAATAAAGTTGTAGATAGCAGACATGGTGTAGTATGGGAAAATAAAAAACTAGGATTCAATAAAACCCTAGTTCATATTAACCAATTAAAGTTTGAATTTTAAGCTGGACTAACAACTAATGCCCCTGCGTCTGAAACTGTTATTTTATAATTTGTTCCATTTGGGCTCTTTAGTATAATTCCTTCTCCTGCTGTTGTATTTCTTATTTCACCAGTATTTATGATTTTTCCTTCAACATAAACTTTATCTCCACCAGCATATAAAATATTAGACCTATTAAGAGCTGTAGTTCCATTGCCGACTACAAACGCTCCAGTATCGTTATATAATAAACTAGCTGTTTTATTATATTTTCCAGTAACGTGCTGATAAGAATTCATTACTACTGTTCCGATTCCCTCAGAATGAGAATGAGCAAATGCTGAAACAGTGTTAAGGCCTTCTGCGTGAGATCCAGTTCCGCTAGCGGTGCAAGATTCTCCGTGAGCTAAAGAATATTGACCACTAGAAGTGGAATATCCATTATCTATTTTATCTGCGTAAATCACAACTTTATCAGCTGACTGAGGTGATATTACATCTACATTAATTTGACTCATTTTATTGTGTTTTAAATTTTAATTACTTAGACTCTAAAGCTTCAACTTTTGCTGTAAGCTCTTGAATAGCTTTTACTAATACAGGGATTAATCTTCCATAGCTAGCCTCTAGCTTATCGGGATTAGAATCATAAACTAATTTTAACTCATCAGAAAGATTATATTTTTCTTGAACTTCTTTTAAGTTTTGAGCTATAAATCCAGAATCTTTTATTCCTTGTCTTCCGTCTTCGTCTCTATCCTTCCAAACAAATGATACTGGTTTAATTTCATTTATAAAATCTAGTCCAGCAGATAGATCTTGGACTTCGTCTTTATCTCTAGCGTCTGATAAAGAAGTAATCGAAGTTACTTGACATCTAAGAACTGTATTTGATGAGTTTCCTAATGTGATTTCGTTACTAACTCCAGCAAAATTAGATGGTCTAACATTCGCTCCAATCATTATGTTATTAGATCCAGTAAAAGCACCAACAGCCGAAAGAGGATATGATGGTGTGTAGAAACTACCTCTAGATCCTATTATAGTATTATCACTTCCTGTATTTAAAAAGTCAGCAGCGTTTCTCCCAATAACAATTGTTGTAAATGCTTCTGTAGCAGCATATCCAGCTCCAGAACCTATAAATGTACTGTGTTGAGTAGGAGAAGTAAGGGCGATTCCAGATCCACCCCCTACTAGAGTATTTTCAGAATAATCTCCCGATAATGAATCTCCAGCACCAGCGCCAATAGTTACATCTCCTTCATCTGTGTTCGATGGCTTAGGAATAATTAAACCATTTACATTCATTTGAAGCCTGCTATATATTGGTCCATAAATAGGATGAACCCATCCTGCATTATTTATTATTTCATCAGCTTTTACTTTGTCATTAATAGTGACATCTCCAGTTGATTGAGACTCTATAATATCTACATTTATTTGACTCATCTTATTTTGTTTTTAAATTTAAACAATGGTTAAAGTTGTTCCTACAGGAATAGTCAATGTAGCACCTACACACATTGCTAAAGGACCTGTAAATTCAAGATTAGAGTTATCTGGTAAAGTAATATCTTCACCTATACAACCTACTACTCTAAATCCATTAGCCCATATAGAAGCTCCTAATACTTGCTGATTACCGCTACCAGCATTTGCTTGTCCAACTAAATATCTAAGATCTTCGATAATGTTATTTTGCATGAAATCATCCTTATTTCCATACTTAGGAATATAAGATTTTTGAATGTAATTTGACATTTTATTTTGTTTTTAAGGTTAATATTTCTTCTTTTAATGATTTTATTTCTGAACTCATCTCTTGGATAGCTTTAACTAATACAGGTAATAATTTTCCATAAGATGCTTCTAGTTTTTCTTGATTCTCGTCATATACTAAATTCAAATAACCAGCTTTTGATTCTTCTTGAGCGGCCTTTAAGTCTTGAGCGATAAAACCAAAGTCCTCTACATCGTGCTTACCAGACTCATCTCTATCGTTCCATAAAAACTTTACAGGCTTTAATTTCTCTACAAACTCTAATCCTACAGGTAGTTCTTGAATTTCTTTTTTATCACGCTCGTCAGAAAGAGAAGTGATTGATGTTACAGCTGCTCGAATAACCGTATGTGAAGAGTTTCCTAATGTAATAGAGTTATTACTACTTAATGTAGCTGTAGTAGATTGAACACCTAAACAAATATTATTATTCCCACTTACTGAGTTAATTCCACCAGCATTATATCCTAATAAGGTATTATCAGAACCTAATACATTATAACCAGCCAAAGCTCCTATAGCAGTATTATTATTTCCAGTACTTGATATATTAAATGCAGATCCAGCTTCATGACCTAAAAATGTATTCAAACTTGATGTTTCAACATTTAATGCGGTACTTTCTCCTATGCCTAAATTACCAAATCCAGAAGTTAAATTAGCTAATGAATTAAGTCCAATACTTAAATTTGAAGACCCTTGACTTTTAAAAATACAATCTCCATTCACATCTACTACTTGAACAAAGTTATTGTCTCCTGGTAAATCAGGACCTGTATATCCTAACGGAGCTACAACGTTTACGTTTATTTGACTCATGATTATTATTTTAAATTTCTACAAATATATGTTTTATTCTAATTCAATATTTTTAATATCCTACCAGTTTTAGCATCTACCCTAGCTAATTTCATTCTAAAGTTCGTTTCCGCACTTTGCACATAGCGAGTAATTATATGTTTATCAAGTGATTCACCTTTGATATTCTCTGGTTCATACTTAGCATGAGCCTGTGCATTGATATATGCAAAGGTTATAGCGAATATGGCATCATCATAGTCATATCTAGTATCTGCCGCTTGGTATCTTGTTTGTCTATGGTTAGTAGTAGTCTTTAAATCCTTTTCTACAAACGTCTTTAACTGCTCCCATATCCACGGAACATCGATATTATTAGCATAGGCATCTATCATCTCCTCTGTTTTAGCAATAATCCTAGGAGCTGTGTTCGCTTTATTTGAAATTCCAAACCATTTTCCACCATACGTATGAAAATACTCTGGTAATTGCGTATTAGCGGTAAACTTTGTCTTAAATCCATGTATTTCCTGGAAATCTACGTGCATATCCCCAATATTATTCTCCACAAGTTCCTTAACCCCTCCTCTTTTTTGCTGATCGTAGTATAAGCTCTGCAATAATACCTGCAAATACGTGTATTTAAACTTCTTATCCCTATGGAATACCACAGAAGCTACAGAATTAGTTAAGCTATCCCATATTGCACTACACATCATGGAGTGTCCAGTCTCAGAGTTAATAGGGTCAGTACCTTGATACCACCGACTTTTCCATACTTCGTTATCTGGTGGATGATGAATTACAAGAGCTGAGGTAGATACATCTTCCCTTCCCCTTGTAGGTATCCATCTAGCTCCAATGATTCTATATTCGGTAATTAAATCTGGTGTTGGTTGTGACATATCCATTATAGGTTCAAAGTACCCATACTCTATTGGAATATCCTTACCGTAAATATCATTTAATCGTTGATTACAGATATGTATCGGCACAAGAGTTCTTGCTTTCCGTAGGAACATATCATCGATTGTGATCGGGTAATGTTGGTGAAACTGCACTTTAGCAACTTCTCCTTTTTTGGTTCCTTCCAATGCCAGGTATGCTTTACGTTCATTGTTGATGTGCTCATCATTGACACCTCTTCTGGCGTAGGCGTTAAAAAACAGTGGGATAATTCCATATTCATAATTTTTTTCTTTCCATTGTGATAGACACATTTTAAATTCTGCCTCAAATACAGAACCTCCCTTATCCATTTCCCCTCCAGTTCCCCAAGCGATAAACTGCTGTTGCATAGTCATCTTCTTAGTTTCTGGGTTGTACTTAAATAAAGCAGGTCTACCTTCCCTCATCATCTCTCCAAAGATATCGAATAGACCAATCTCATCGATGAATACCGCTGATGGAGAACCACCATTAATAGCATCTACCTGTGGGCTATCTACCTGGAAGCGTGAAGCACCCCCTTCATCTCTACCTTTCTTATCCCCTTTCTTATCGAAGGACATAACCTGGTCAGTCCAGTTCTTTACTTCTTGGGCCAGGTAATCAGGAATCTTTGTGTATGTCCACTTTACCTTATCCCTAAATATCTCTACCCCCTTGTCTTTAGAATGGGTAACGAATTTAATGAAGTAAGATTTGTTGAGGTTCACCCGTTTCATTCCTGCTAGACACATTGTAGTGGTAAAACCAATCTGGCGTGCCTTACCTATCATCATAGAATATCCACAGTCGAATAAAAACAATAGCACCTTTTGAGCATCCCACGCTTGATAACGTAGCATACCATGGTCAGCTTTATCTTCCTTTATCCATCCGTATTTATTACAGAAGTACAGGGTGTTGTCATTACATCGTTGGATTTCTCTAGATAGGAAGTCATACTGATCCTCTTCATTGTCGAAGTCAGTTATGATTGTATCATCCTCTAGCCATTGTCTGGCTTGTTCGCAATAAAGCTCGAAGTTCTTGTATTTAATCTTATTCTGCCACCCACTATTTACGGAGTCTATCCAATCAACAAAGTCTTTAGGATATTCAAATTCTGCGTGGTTAGGTTTCCAGTCAGATGTTCTTACAAGCTTCGAAACTCTATCGTCTTTTTCTTTAAGACGCATATAGTCTATTTTTTCTTTGCTGGCTTCGCTTTCTTCTTTTTAATTTCTTCAGCAGCAGCGTAAGCCTTCTTGATTAGTTTTGGGTCAATACCCGATTTCTTATTCATCATGATTTTTTCTTTTTGAATTTACGAATCATAGCAAGCTTCTTCTCGTCTTTCTCCATTTTCTTAGACTCGCCTTTCTCATGCTTTGCCATATCTTTTTTAGAAGAGTACTTCTCTTCTCCCATAGAGCCTTCATACTCCATCATTGCTTTTTTAAGCGCCATTCCCTTTTTCATATACTTCCTCCTTTTTCTTTTCTATATTTCTCAGATGTTATTCTCTTAGACATAAACTCTGGCTTATTGTTTCCAGTACTTCTATACTCAGTGACAGATCTTTTTCCAGACGGTCTTTGTTTAACAGAAAATGCTGTTTCAGCTTCACCCTTACGAATAGCTTGCTTAGCTTTCATCTTAGATAATGGTCCAGTATAAGTAGCAGTAGGCTTAACCTCTACTTCCTGTAGTTTATTTGGATTCTCTTCTGTACTTCCTTGATTTAAAATCTTAGACAATACTTTTCCTTTTTTAGGTGGTAACATAGCTTATAGTTTAATCACAGTATTTTTTATCCTTCGTATTCTTATACATCAACTTAAAAGGAACCTTAGAAGTTGGTGCTTCATCTTTAAGTTCAGCAGCAGCAGGTGGTCTACCTTCTACCCTCCCCTTGTCTACGTAGCTTCCATTCTTCTTTGGATTAGAAGCATAATACTTATCTGTTTTCATAATCTTTTTTTGGTAAAGATAATAAAATTCTTATTCTGTATATTCGTACTCTACCTCCAGGTCACCATTAACCCTC